AAAGTATCTGGGTACAGGGAAAGCTCCGCATGTGGGGCCGCTGGTCTTATATCGGTGGTGGCTCGGGCGGAAACATGTTCAACCAGCTGCTGGCATCCGGGAAAATAACCAAATCCGCCATCAACGATGCGCTGCGCCGCATGAAGAAATCCGGCATCACCAAACCCGAGCTGGAAGCATACCTGCGTGAAATCCTCGACAGTAAAAACAAAACTGGCCTGGCGTTCTGCTCAGACGAGGAGGGGCTAATGATTGACGGCGTTATCGCAGCGGTATTGATGAACGAAGAATACCGTGGGCTGTATGGCGTGATTGTTGATCGTCATCGTCTGCGTAAAAGCAAACTCCAGATGGCTAAAGAGCTTAATTCAAAACACCCCGACTGGACCCTTATTACATGCCGTCGTCGTATTGATACATGGGTAAGTCTTGCAGAATCGATTCTGTACGGACCACTTTGTGACGCGTTCGGCACAAATGGCGACAGATTTAAGTTGCGGAGTGAGCAAGAAAGTGCTTAAATTGTGTTAGGCTCGGGACGTTATAGCGAACTGAGCAGGAGAAAAAAAGAAACCCGCCTCAGGCGGGTTTTTTGATAAAATGCACCAAAAAACTATTGGTGACGTTATGAACTGGCCAGGAATTCCATTTAAATTTTTAACCGAGCAGACCGAATCGCTTAACCTCGCTGTTCAAGCTCTTCCAGATTTAGTCTTGAAAAGTGACCCTGATTATACAACTGCCTTCATTACAGGATTAGTGTCCTTGATAGCGGGTCTTATCCCTGCTGGTATCGCTATTTATACTTTTTCAAAAAATACTAAATTGATTAAACAAGAAAGGGTTGAACAGCAACTTTTTTTGAAAACTGAACGTGAAGAGCAACAACAATTCCTCAAGGAAGAACGAGCTGCCCAAGCAACGTCTATGGAAGCAGATAGAATTACTCAAAAGGAAATAGCAGAAAGAAACTTCAATATGCAAGTTCTTTCAGTGAACCGTCAAGCTTGGATAAATCGAGTAAGAGAACTCCTAGCTGAATATATGTCTATTGCTCCTGATTTCTTAAGCGCTCAGTTTGATTTTATAAATTGTAAAAACCATTATGAAGCTGTATGTAAAAAGAGAACAGTGGTAGTTAATGGCAATACGGATAAGGCTGGAAGGTCAGAAGATTATACTGAAGCCAGAGAGCGGTTGGTAAAGTCTATGGCTCAACTGAACGAAATTAGGCAAAAAGGGAAACTATTAACCAGCACTATTCAATTAATGTTAAATCCCCAAGAAAAATGGTATAAACAATTGACGACTATTTTTAGTGAGGTGACTATAATTTGTAATTCACTAAAAACCCTAGAGCAAGATATTTATCTTGAGAAATTCAATGCTCTAAATAAAGAAATTGACAAATGTCTTGTTAGCTCGCAAGATCTTTTAAAATATGAATGGGAAAGGGTAAAGAAAGGCGAGTAAAACATTTCCCTCAATTTATAGTTTATTTCCCCATAAGGTCGCTTTTGCGACCTTTTTTATATCCCTCATTATGAGAGGGCACACAGTAATAAGAGGGGGCTTAATGTCCGATCCATTAACCGGCACCGGCGCTGTTCTCGGCGGCGGCCTGCTGGCTTCAGTCCTGTACGGCGTCTTTACTCATACAGATTTTGGTGTGGTGTTCGGGGCGTTTGGTGGTGCGGTGTTCTATGTCGCGACAGCAACAAACCTGTCCCGTGCCCGACTGGCAGCATATTTTCTGACGTCGTTTATTGTTGGAGTGCTTGGGGCGGGACTTATTGGCTCAATGCTAAATGCAGCTTCGCACTATGAGAAACCTCTGGATGCACTGGGCGCAGTGATTCTGTCTGCCCTGTGTATAAAAATCCTCACTTATCTTAACAACCAGGATCTGAACAACGTGTTCAAGTTTTTCTCGCGGCTACGCGGGGGAGGGGGAAATGGTAATTGACCCGGCAGCATTTTTTAATGCGTTTATCTGTGCGGCCATCGTCATCGTGCTGATGTTTTACCAGCGACATGGCGCGCGGCATCGTCCCTTTATTTCTGTTCTGGCGTATATAACCGTGCTGGTTTACGCCGCTATCCCCTTGCAGTTCATCTTCGGCCTTTATCGTGATTCCAGCTGGCTGGTGGTGGTAGCAAACATTCTTATCTTCGCCGCCGTCCTGAAGGTTCGTGGAAATATGGCGCGGCTGGTTGATCATCTGAGGCACTAATGAACCAAACACAATTTCAGAAGGCGGCTGGTATCAGCGCCGGGTTAGCTGCGCGCTGGTTTCCACATATCGACGCCGCTATGAAGGAATACGGCATCACCGCACCGCTTGATCAGGCAATGTTTATTGCCCAGATGGGGCATGAAAGCACCAGATTTACCCGGCTGGTGGAAAATCTTAATTATGCGGCTGAAAACCTGGTCCCTACGTTCGGCAGCCACCGCATCACTCCACAGCAGGCCGTCGCGCTTGGCAGAACTGCAAGGCAACCGGCAAACCAGAAAGCGATCGCCAATCTGGTATACGGTGGTGAGTGGGGAAAAGAACACCTTGGCAATCAGGTTGCTGGTGATGGCTGGAAATATCGCGGCCGTGGGCTGAAACAGGTTACCGGCCTGAACAACTATCGCAGTTGTGGCCAAGCGTTGAAACTGGACCTTGTTACTTATCCGGAGCTGCTTGAAACGGATGAATACGCCGCGCGCTCAGCCGCATGGTTCTATGCCTCCTGCGGTTGCCTGCTTCATTCCGGCGACGTGGAGAGCGTGACGCTTCTTATCAATGGCGGCAGAAACGGGTTGGATAAACGACGCGCACTATTTAACCTGGCGAAATCCGCTCTGGTGTGAGGTGAATGTGGGGATCGAAACGATAATGGGGCTGGTTGCATTGGTTATTTCCGCTATCGCAGGTGCTTTTGGCCTGGGCCATATTCGCGGCACCAGCAAAGCAGAAGCGAAAGCCGATCAGCAGAGAACTGAAGAAAAGGCAGCAGCCACTGAAGCAGCAGCCGAACGCCGGGTAGAAGCTACGAAAGAGGCCAGCAATGTACAGCAGACTGTTAACCATATGCCTGGCGACGATGTTGATCGCGAGCTGCGGGACAACTGGACCCGTAAGGGTTAAGGTAGTCGACACGGCTTGCGACTGGGTTAAACCCATTTACGGCACAGCGCACGACTGGGATGTGCTGGATCGCCAGACGAAGAAAGACATCCTGGCGCATAACAAAGCGTGGCAGGCGAACTGCCAGAAGGAGAAAGCCGATTTGAAGTAGCAAAGCGGGAAGACCGCAGCCGAAAGGTAATGCAGCAGTCATGATGCTGCCCCGAGTCGCGTAATGGCGAGCACGTATAGCAGACCGTTGTGAGGGTAAATAAGGGGACATGCTCCGGTAAAGCAGCGCGAACGCCAGATGCGCACCGGTTATAAGCGGCGATGAAGCGACAGCAACTCAATGGCATGAGCGAGCCCACTGCGAGAGTGTGGTCTTCATTAGCTGTATCTGCGTAAAAATGCTAAATTGACCCCACGAAATGTCGCTGGGGAATAGCTATGAAAAGAGGTGTTGTTTTCACGGTACGCGAGCTTTTGAAAGTTAATGGTGGAAAAGGATTCACTACTGGTAGAAGTATTTCTACGGAAGAGCTCAATTACCTGATGCTGTACTGGGATAAACTTGTTTCTCCAACTAATAATTTTATCCATATTGGTTTAGCAAATGAAGAGGAACTGGAAAATTGTGGTGTCCTTCACCGGCCGATGTTTACCCAGCATGGGTTTATGGATGGTGGAATGATGACCGAATTTCATGCCTTTACCCATGTAGAAGCGTTGAACATGATGAGAAAAAATGAGCGCGAAGTTGATTGGCGTATGCATTTTTTCAATAACGAAGTTTCAATTCATCAAGATGCCGCACAACAAAAAGAAGTTGTTAGATTTGAGTTATCTGAACTTTTACCAGTTCCACCAAAAGATACACCTTTGCATGAGATATTAGAATTTAAAGAAAGGCGTAGCGACGAGCTTCAAGCATTACATGGTTATCTCGATGAGCTTTATTTCGAGGTGTTAAATTCTGGCGACTTTAATTTACAAAGAGCTAAAGCTCTTTCAGGTCTGAGGGCGTCTCTTGAAGATCTTAATAAGTTAAACGGGCAAGGTTGGAGAAGTCCTGTTAAATTTAATCTTTCTACTGCTTTTGAATTTGATTTAAATCAAATAGTGAATGGAGGCTTGAAAGCTCTTGAAGCCTTAAATTCACAGAAGCCGCTTGGGATGATAGGCATTGAGTCGGTTGTTAATTTGTTAGGTGGCTTCATAAAAATTAGGCCTCAACTACAAAATGTTATTAAAGACGGCGATCCTAAATTGGCATATCTCACTAACGCAACCAGGGAAGGAATACTTGCGAAATAAAAGCTGAGCGAAACTCACATTTATGATTTGCATAATTTATAAGTAAAAAAGCCATAATAATTTTATTATGGCTTTTTTATAGCGCATCGCACGCGCACATCAAAGAAAGTCTTTCAGCTGTGAGCCTGGGCAAACCGATAACTTTCGGCGGCTTTGCCGTGCGACAGGCTCACGTCTAAAAGGAAAATCAAATGCAGGTCACTATTGATGGTGTCCCGTATGTGCATGCCTGCGCTTCAGCGTCACGGATTGGCATTGCCATTTCGACACATCAGCGCGCAGACGTTTTAAAACGTTCTCTCGAACAGCATCTGAGGCACCTGCCAGCCGGCGCGCTGGTGGTGGTAGTCGATGATGGTTCAAAACCTGCCGCAGTAGTGCCTGACGGCGTGCAGCTGCTTCGCCATGAAACATCACTCGGCATTGTTGCATCGAAGAACGCCAGTTTAACCGCGCTGATGGACGCCGGGTGTGAGCATCTCTTCCTGTGGGACGATGACGCATGGCCCATCGCTGATAACTGGCACTTGCCTTACATTGAATCACCCGAGCCGCACCTGGCTTATCAGTTTCTCGATCTGGCAGGGACGAATAAGCTGAAGGATATGGCGGTCCTGTACCGGGATGATAAGCACATCGCTTACACCGGGCAGCGCGGCGTGATGCTGTATTACCACCGCAGCGCTATCGAGAAGGTTGGCGGTTTCGATCGGGTATACGGTCGCGGCATGTACGAGCATTCCGATCTGGCGCTGCGCATTCACAACGCCGGGTTATCGACCTGGGCGTTCGCTGATGTGGTCGGCTCTGAAAAGCTGATTCACTCCATGGATGAGCATGAAGAGGGGACGCGCTCTATTCCCCGGCCTGACCGTGAAGCACTGGTGAAACGAAACGTCGGAATATTCAACGGCCGGCGGGATAGTGGTTATACCGGATTCGCTTCATACAGTACCAATCCGAATCTGGTGATTACGACGCTGCTTACGAGTCAGCCAGATCCACAGCGCGGTGGAAAAATGAAACCCGACCCGCGGGCTCTTCAGGTTTGGGCGGACTCAATATCCGGCGCGTTGCCGATTGTCCTGGCTGACGAATTAAAAGAGTCGCCAACTGGCGCTGGTCTGATTGAAGTCCCGCTGGTGGACATGAGCCCTTACTTTGCTCGCTGGCTTCACATCTATCAATTTCTACGTTCGCATCCTGAGTACCACCTTGTCTGGTGTACGGACGGTACTGACGTCGAAATGTTGCGAGAGCCCTGGGCAGAAATGGAGCCGGGTAAAATTTACGTTGGCTCAGAGCATAAGACGTATGCCGACGAATGGATGAAGGCTAATCACCATGGCAAAGCGTATAGCGATTTCATCGAGCAACATCGTGATGAACCACTGCTGAATGCTGGGCTGCTTGGTGGCAGCCGTGAAGACGTAATGGAGTTTGCTCACCGGATCATCCGACAGCATTACCTGATTGAAAGCCACCGATTCTGGAAGATGGAGTCAGCACCGGCAACGCTGATGGACATGGGTGCTTTCGGTATGGCTGCAAAGTCTTTCGGAGATCGCATCGTTACCGGTCCTCGCATCCATACAGTTTTTAAAACTGATGGCTTCGGCAAAGAAAACGCCTGGTGGCGCCATAAATAACAGGAGTTCTTATGATTTCGTATGAGGTTGAGTTTCCGACTCAGAAATCTTTTAGCTTAAAAATTAATGGTTACTCTTCAGCGGAGGGACTGGACTGTAAAACGGTTGAGGCTATTGGCGGTGAAGTCAAAGTTCAGATCGAAAAGAAAACGTTACTAACCGTACCTTACCATGAGGATATCTCGGCAGACTTCACCCTCGAAGGTTACAAACAGCGCGCAAAGGTACATGCCGAAGGTGCGATTACAAAACTTTTGGAAGCGGCCAAAGGAATGACCGCTCATTACGATGCTGCAATTAGAATTTCGGTTAATTAATTTTTCTGAAATTCGATACGATATCTCTCATGATGTCGCTGTCGACAGCCGAGAGGTCATCGATAATCGCTTCACGTTTATCTGGCATTTTTGCCAAAATCGCAGCCAGAACCTGCTTGATTGCAACGATTTCTAAAGCTGTTTCTCGCGGGATTTTCTCGGACATGGTGAAGCACAAATCAACGTATTTCTTTTCCATAACTTTCCTTGAGCAGAGTTAATCAGCTATCCCTCCGCATCTATGTTCGCCAGTGTCCCACCACTGACGGGCTGAATGCTTACCTTAACCAGGGTTAAAGCGGAGCAACACCCTGATATTCAAACAGTAGCCGCCATCGTGCGGCTTTTTTATTGGAGATTCACTGGTGGCTGAAGACATTAAGTTTGTGGTGGTCGGCCATCATACACGCTTAGGACATGCACAACGTCTTGCTGTGCTGCTGGATGCTCATTTGCTGATTGATGACGCTAACCACGGTGCGAACTGGAATCACCGACGCGCGCTTGAATGGGCTGCTGAGCAACCTAGCCGGGTAGTTGTTGTTGAAGATGATGCGATGCCAGTGGACTTGTTCTTCACTTCAGTCACGAGCTGGCTTAACCGCTTCCCGGAATCGCTGGTGAGTTTTTATTTGGGCACTGGCCGACCACCACAGTATCAGATGCAGGTAGCCGAACGTCTGATTGTTGCTGACAAGACACGGTCTGACTTCATCACACTGCCGCGCCTTATACACGGCGTGTGCTACAGCGTACCGCCTCAGCATATTGAACGAGTCCTTTCTCGATGGGACAGCAGTAAGCCAGCCGACTATGCAGTCGGGGATGCCTATGGCGGCGCGGTGGTTTATCCGTGTTACTCGCTGGTGGACCATGCCGATGGTGAGCCTGTGGAGCGTCACCCTGACTCAGCGCCACGTACAGAACGCCGTCGGGCGTGGAGGTTAGCCTGATGCCTGCGTTAATACCAAGAGCATGCCGCAAGCGTGGCTGCCCAGGCACGACCACTGACCGCTCAGGCTATTGTCACAGGCACCTTAACGAAGGCTGGCAGCAGAATCAGCGGGGACAGAGCCGGCATCAACGAGGCTATGGCAGTAAGTGGGACAGGCTGCGCCTAATCGTTCTCGACAGAGATAAACACTTATGTCAGGAATGCCTGCGAAATGGAAGGTATACACCCGCTGAGACGGTGGACCACATCACCGCCAAAGCAAATGGGGGGACCAATGACCTGTCCAACCTCGAAAGCCTCTGCAAGCCTTGCCACAGGGCGAAGACAGCGGTTGAAAGACTCAAATGACATCGATTCTCATTTGAATCAACCGAGGGGGAGGGCGGGTTGAAAGTTCAGGAACGACGCGCCAAAGGACCGCCGCCTAACCTCTTTTCACATCGCCGCAGGTTAGAAAACTTTTTTATGGGGTCCCCCATTCGATGATTAATAGGAGTTTTCGATTATGTCTGGACCACCGAAAACCCCGACCCATCTACGTTTGGTGAGGGGTAACCCATCTAAACGCCCGATCAATGAGAACGAACCAAAACCCCCTTCTGGGGTACCCCCAACGCCGAAGCATTTCGACAAGCAGGGGAAATACTGGTTTAAACGGATGGCCGACGAGCTTGATGCTATCGGTGTGATGTCTCAGCTGGACGCCAGAGCTCTTGAGCTGCTGGTTGAGGCTTATACCGAATACCGGCATCACTGCGACACGCTTGAAGTTGAGGGCTATACCTACCGGACCGAAACGCAGAGCGGGGATGTGCTGATCAAGGCTCACCCCGCCGCCATCATGAAAGCTGATGCCTGGAAACGTCTGCGCGCCATGCTTGGTGAGTTCGGCATGACGCCAGCCAGCCGCACGAAAGTGAATGCAAAAGGTCCTGATGCGGTTGACCCGCTGGCCGAGTTTATGAAAGCGAGGGATTAATGGCGAAGGTTGCAGAAGGCATCCGCTACGCCGAGAGGGTGGTGGCGGGGGAAATTATTGCCTGTGAGTATGTGCGCCTTGCCTGTCAGCGTTTTCTTGACGATCTGGCACACGGCGAAGAGCGCGGTATTTTCTTCAGTGAACCGCGCGCGCAGCACATTCTGAATTTCTATAATTTTGTACCTCACGTAAAAGGCGCACTGGCAGGGCAGCCTATTGAGCTGATGGACTGGCACGTTTTCATCCTGATTAATATTTTTGGTTTCGTGATCCCGCTGGTTAACGAAGAAACGGGAGAAACCGTTTTGCGTAACGACGGCAGCGGTCGTCCAGTAATGGTTCGGCGCTTCCGTACAGCAGA